TACCGCAGATAATTCTTTTTGAGCCGCAGATAAGTATACTTTAGCTTGTTTTACTTCTTCCTCTGCAGTTTTAACTGAATCTTGAGCATCTTTTCTTTGTTTTGATAAATCAGCCGCATCTGTTTGTTCTTTAACTTCAGATGGTTTTTCATTCTTTACATCTATTGATGTTACTTGAGTTTTAGATAAATTAGATAATCTAACTTTTGCAGCTTTTAACTTTTCTTCTTTTGCTCTTAATTCAGCTCTTCTTTGATTAACAAAAGATGCTTTTGTTTTTTTTGTAGTATCTTTAATTGCGTCTTCTTTTAAAAGAGAAATTATTCTTCTTAACTTAGATTCAATACTCTCATTTACTTTATTGTACTTAAACTTCTGAGTCAAGTCTTTAAATAAAGCAATATCATACCATCCAAAGATGTATCTAAAGAACTGTTCTTTTTGTGCATCTGTATATTTGTCAGATCCTAACATTTGTCTTACAGCAGTTCCACTTAAAATTCTACCATCAACCATGGTTTGATTTTCAGGTATAATTAGTACATATCCACTTTTACTGAGAGGGTCTAATTGGTTTGTGTCTCCTTTAAATGACTTGAAATAACCACCTTGATCTACCTTTAATCTTTCTGCATCTTTTTGACCCAATGCAAATATTACACTGGTTTTGTCTGGATCATACTTCTGTGTAATTTCTACTGATTTGTAGGGGCTCTTTGTTTGTATGATGTGATCAGGTGCAACACCATGTCTTACCCAGATTTGTTGTTTTTCACCAAATGTAAGTGGAGAGTCTGGTAGTTCTACTTTACCACTAGTAGAAACGTAGGTGTCATTGCCAGTTATTGACTTTAAAAAATTAAAGGCATTTAAATGACCTCTGTGTGGTGGATGAAATCTACCAGGATATATTCCAATTACGCTTTTCAAGTTCATGTTATATAAATATAGTACTTAATTGTTAATGTACATAAAAAAACTCCTTGTTTTGTCAAGGAGTTTAAAAAGGATAAGTTTTTTGTTTTTATTAGTATTGTAGAATACAGTAATCTACAGATAGAGTCAAACTAATGGTTGCTGGATCACCACTATCAGTCCAATCCATTTCACCAAAATCAGCACTGGTGATGAATGCGCCCTTTAATGTCCATTCTTCTACTTTATCACCTACTGGACCTAGAACGTTGACGGTTAGATCTTTCTTATAAAAGTCACTATAACCATCACGGCCGGTTACAGATTCATGACTCAAACGTACCCATTCCATTACTGCTTGAGCACCAGATGGTACAATTGGATCATATAGTTCCATTGTAATGTTATCCCATGTGGTTTTGCCTTTGTAGTAACGTTGGATGTTGATGTGATCCAATGTCTTCTTTTCACTGGTTACTGTTGGTCTCTTGACTTTTCTAATCAAGAAACTTGGAATACCATCACAGTACAATAGAAACCTATTTTTGACTTTTGGTTCAAATTGTGTAAAGAATATTTCATTACTGTTTAGTAGATCTGCCATAAATTTTTAAATCCTTATTTAGTTGTTGTAATAATAAATATAAATTAAAAGTACTTTTTTTTAAATTGTGTTTTAATTTTTAAATAGTTATACTCTATACAAACCAAACTCCAATTATGGCTAGATCTAAAAATTCAAAAAACTGGTTATCTTTAAACTGTAAACATTGTAATAATTTGTTTGAATGTAGAGTGAGCAAACCAAAGATCTTTTGTAGCAAGAAATGTAGTAATAGTGATAATTCAACAAAACAAAAAATAATTGATGGTCAGAAAAAAACTTTTGATGAAAAATACGGTGGTCACCCAATGACTACAGATGTTGTAAAATCTAATTTTAAATCTGCAATTGTTAAAAAATATGGAGTTGATAGTTACAGTAAATTGCCTGAATATAAAGAGAAGGTAAAACAAACTCTTCTACTAAAATATGGATCTGAAAGTTATATAAATGTAGAAAAAATAAAATCTACTATGATGGATAGATATGGAGTGGACAATGCAGCCAAGATAAAATCTGTCTTAGATAAAAGATCAGTTAGTAAGAAATCAAACCACTATGAATTTCTAGTAAATTACTGTAATAGTAACAAATTACAATTTCTATGTGATGAGGTGGATTACAAAGGTTATCACTTTAGTAACATTTATAAATTCAAATGTGACGTATGTAATAAAACATTAGAATCTACGGTTTATAACTTAAACAACTTGTTTTGTGATTATTGTCATCCAGAAAAAATCACTACTGTTGAAAATCATTTTTACAATTTTTTACAAGAAATTTTACCAAAAGATGCTGTTATTAAAAGAAATGATAGAACAGTATTAAATGGCAAAGAATTGGATTTTTATATTCCAGAATTAAAAATTGCGTTTGAAATTGATGGATTATACTGGCACAGTGAAAACGGTGGTGGTATCAATAAAAACTATCATTTGAATAAAACAAAATCTTGCAGTTTTTATGGTATATCACTAATTCATATTTTCGAAAATGAGTGGATCAATAAAACAGAAATTGTAAAATCAATTGTCAAAACACTGTTGAAAACCAATACACTATTTAAAATTAATGCTAGAGATTGCATTATTAAAGAAGTAAATGAAACTGAAAAAAATAAGTTTTTAAATGACAATCATTTACAAGGTGAAGATAAGTCTACAGTTAAATTAGGATTGTATAATAAAAATGATCTGGTTAGTATTATGACATTTAGAAAAACTTCCCGTTTTGATAAAACAAGTGATTGGGAATTAGTTAGATTTTGTAATGCAATTAATACTACAGTTAATGGTGGTGCAAGTAAATTATTAAAACATTTTATCAAACATTATAATCCAAAAAATATAGTAAGTTATAGTGACAGAAGATATTTTACCGGCAAAATATATGAAACTTTAGGATTCAATTTTGTAAGTCATACACCACCTAATTATCATTATCTTATAAATAATTATAAAGATATCAGACACCGCATGAGTTTTCAAAAACACAAATTAGAAAAAATATTAAAAATATACAACCATTCATTAAGTGAATGGGAAAATATGAAAAATAATGGTTATGATAGAATTTGGGATTGCGGCCACGGCAAATATTTCCTTAAGATTCTTTCAAACTAACCGTTTTATCAAATATCTGATTGATACCATTTCTGAGTTTATCTAGGTGACCTCTGGATCTTAATACTTTAAAAACAATATTCTCTGTACTAAATTCTCCAGACTTGTTTAATCCAACTTCTCTCATATCATACAAATCTTTCAAAACTTTCTTTAACTTAACCAAACTTTCAGATTCTAGTGCATTTTTAATTTTCAACACCATATCACTGTATTTTTGTTGGATTTGTTCTTTATCCAATTCAAAATTCTCCTTCTTTGGTTCAGTCACCCATTTGTTATTTAACAATGAATAAACTCCAGTGGATCTATTTTTCTTAGAAATGTCTTGAATGTATACTTCAACGTTAAATCCTTTAACATGAATGTCATGGTCTTCATTCCATTTACCTTTAATGGCATTTACCATCTTTTCAACCATTTCTACATCTTCAGATACGTCTTTGAAATCTATGACTATATGAATGTCAATATCACTAAAATCTGACCAGTTATAATTTGCGCTGCTACCAACCATTATAATATCTTTAACTGGAACGGTTAATTCTGTATCCTTGTAGAAGGATTGTCCTATAGACTTTAAAGATTCAGCTACATCTGGTTTTAGTTTTAAACCATCCCAAAGAGCTGGATTTAGAGTATTATTATAGATTCTTACTTTCATATATTAGAATAACTATAACCAAATGATTCTGGCAATTGATTTATTAACAATTGTAAACCAGATAATGTACTTGACGCATTTGTATGTATAATACCTTTACCACCAGCAGTTTCAAATGATTCTACATTTTTAGGCAAATCATCAATTAAGCAGCTATTTGGTTTAGCAAACTTACCTTTTCCTCTACCTGAACCGCTGAAGTTAACTTTTAAGCCAGACCAATGGTTACTTAACCACTGTAATTTACCTTTTTCTATATTTCTAATGATATCTTTGGCTTCTTCTCTTGGGTGGTTTTTAAGAATCCAGTTACCGCTAGTACTTGTTAAAACTTGTAGATCTAGATTGTTATCATTAACAATTTTAACTATACCATCTTTAAGTTGATCAAAATCAGGCATTTTTTGCATACTTGACCAAAATACTTCACCTTTATCAGCAATTGCATCCCAAAATTTTGGAGTACCATATTGCGATTCAAACTCTTTAGGTGATGATCCTATCATTTGAGCAAATTGTAAATCAAAATTGCACATCACACCATCCATGTCACAAAATACAATAAATGGTTCAGATTGCTCCAGGAGGTTAGCATCCCAAACTTCAGGTAGAAGCGCTTTAAGTTTGATCATAATAAAATAAATATCAGGAGGTTAAAATAAGTTGACTTAAATGTATAAAAAGCATATATTAAAAGCGCAACATTTATATATAAAAAAGCATTAAGCATTTATTATAATAATAAAGCAACCGCAATATAAAAAGCGCAGCGCACCTGATAATTGTAAAAGTTTATTTAGGATTTGGTATAAAAGTACCATCTTTTAGATTTAGTGAACCTTCACCATATTTGGTTGTGATGGAGTTTAACCACTCATCTTCATCTTTTTGAATCTTTTCGTAGTTGGTTCTAAGGTTAGATTCAACTTGAGATAGTTCTTTAATTTTTGCGTCTAGTGTCATTTTGTCTAAATACAATTGACCGAATGACATGATATTTTCTTGAAAACTGAGTTGAATTTTCTTTAGTGAATCCAACTCTTGTTGTGTGAATTTAATAGGTTCTGACATATGGTATATATATTAAGCAAATTTAAATTTTTTATAACATGAAAAATTTTCTTTATTGTTATATACTTTTACTTTATAATATGCATAATTACATAAATTGTTTACTACAAAATAAATACTTCGATCTGGCCTATCATTTAAAAAGTATATAGAATCATATTTCTGTAACAGAAACTCTTCGTTTTCCTTAACTCCTAATATTTCTACAGAGTATTCGCCGGTATTATAAAACCACAT